GTTAGAGTCGTCATGAAGATTCCTTCAAGATTAGTAGTGGGAAAATTCCCATTCCTATGCAACGAAAGGTCACATAGGGCCCCCTAGTTCAACTAGGGTTAGTAACTACACTTCTCTTACGAGAAAGCCTGCCGCAGCAACGCAGTTGCATTGGCCAAGTGTAGTAGAGATGTAGGATCTTTAAAGGCAGGAAAGCGCGCCTGGGGGAAACCCCCTAAAGGCGTCCTCTGAAACGACGATGCGTTCAGGGTACAACTCCCATCAGCATGAAAGCTGGTGGAAGCGGAACCCGTTACCACATCAGTCGCTTTAGACTGCCACTGAGCCTCTACCTTAGCCATGATTGTGTACCAACCTCTTTTAAATATGAGGCCGGCATCATAATCCCAGCTTTGTAGGTAGTCCCCGACCGGCAAAAACCAATCCACCACGAATGAGTATGGGAGTTCCTCCCATGCCAAACTCGCAGGGTTAGTTATGCCAGTCCTTCCCAGAGTGGCGACAACTTCGCTCGCCATCTCTAGTTCTAAGGTCGCATGACACGAACACTTAACTTTCCACTTCCCAGTAATGACGGGGCGCCAGTCTCCACTGCCTTCGTTTAAAGAAGGCAGAGGTCCACCACCAGATTCGGTGGCAGAAGCTGTAACCTTGTACACTGTTGGGTTGTTGTTAGCTAAGCGGGCGAGCTCTTAGCACGCCCCATAGACGTCACTAAGCATCGGTCTCCAGCCATATTGTAGCTGGAGCCAATCATTCGCGACAGAACCCGTACTCGCGAGGCCAAGATTGGCCCCACGTCCACGGCGGGATCCTTCCCCAGACAGATTTCTCACTGCCTGCCGAAGATTGCCATGTTTGACGGCCGTAATCGCAGATGCGAGTCTACGGGCGACATTCGTGACAGTTCCGGCAGTTTGTTTGAACTCTGCTGCAAACTGCGCTACATTCACCTTCTGGTCCTTGGCGTTCTTGATCAACTTAGCAACGCAACGTTGCCAAGAAAGATCAGACTCCACATGGCCCCAGCCGGAGGTGTACGCAATTGGGTCGGATATACCCATCAGGTAACTCATAGGGTAGGTACCGTCACCAGTGCTGTTATTATGATATGCAATATCATGAAACGACACCGGGGACTCCTCCACATGAGCTTCCCATTTGGTATAAGGATTTTCTTGCTTTGAAGTTGGCCAACCCGGAGTATTAGGTCCGATACTATCTCCTGAATAGGAGGTATAAGGAGCGTCAAACGAATAGCTGTACACAGTACTGCCATTCGAATTGTCGGTCCATTTACCGGACACATGTTCCGATTTGGTTGAACTTCTCGGCCATCCCTTACGGCTCATAGATCCTCCTCTTTAAGCGTTGAGTTCTCTTCACAGAGAACGCGCTTGAGTGAGAGTACGAGACATGCCTCACGGCAAACTCGCAGAAGAGCCACGGCTTTTCGAACCGAGGTCTCACCCGAGGGCTCCCTTTATTGTCCATCCTTCTCACCATCTGGAGGTTCAGCCTTCCCGGTAACGGCTGCTGGAAATTCTTCCGGCAGCAAGTCACGGGTCGACTGATGCTGGTCAAGTTTTCTCTTGACCAACTTATACAGTATCCTATAAATGAATAGTTTAAGTTCATTAAAGGGATATCGCATAATTTCCTCCAAGTGATGATTAGGAGAGGCAAAG